CTCTTTGCTCATAACCATCCCCAAAACTAGCTGTTAAAATATTAAAAGCAACTTGTCTAGAAAAGCCACGATCTGCAGTTATAATATAGTTTGATGTTAGTTCAGTGAAGTCAGTACTAGGTATTGTAAATTGAAAATATTTAGCCATTATGCTACTCCATATGGATTAAGTATCCCACCGGAACGTTTTTGATTTTGCAGCTCTTTTTGTACCGCAAGAGAAATAGCTTTACCAAGATTTGCTCCCTGCTGTTGGGTAGCGGAAGTATTCTGTTGAGCATTTCCATTAGAATCAACATTAACATTTACGGTAACATTATTTGTCTGTCCTGACCCCTTTCTCATTTCTACAGGAATCTCTTTTCCATTTGGAAGGGGTACAACTGCTTCTGTGCCGTGAAGAATTGCAGGATATCCGGCTTGTCGTCCTTTTGCGATTCCTCCACCTGCATATCCTCGTACTTTTTCAGCAACTCCACCATATCTCATACTAGGATCTTGTTCGAAGATTCCACCTTGTCGTCCAAATAGATTACCAAAGAATCCGGTAGATCCTCCAGTTGCTGCTATTAACATATTTAAAACTAATTGTTTTGCAATCATTGCCGCAATATCAGCAAGTATTGCTTTTGCCATATCTGCAAATGCTTGTTTAGCAGATTTTGTTCCTGTGATTAATGCTGTGAAAGCGCTGGTCATATTACTTTCAAGACTTTTAGCTGTACCATCTATTAGAACATTTATGCCTTCTAAGTTGCTTCGTGATTCTACTAAACCCTCTAGACTTGCGCGAAGAGTATCTACTTTTTGTGTTTCTGCGTCTGCGGCGGCCAGTCCTGCAGCTCTGGCCTGCTCTCCTACTTGGGTGGATAATGTAGTAAGGGACCCTGCCAAGCTTTCTAGCTCTTCTGCTGCTGCTTCTTGCTCAGGAGTCATCGGTTTACTACGAATTTCGGCTGCTCTCATACTAGCAATTCTTGCCTCTCCTGCTAGCCTTTTTGAAAGCACATCAAACTCTAACTCTGCTAATGCTTTTGCATTGTTCTCTCTGTCTTTGAGACCAGCTTCTTGAGCGTTTAACAACTCAGAAGTTCTTGCAATTTCTAAATCAAGACTTCTTTCTCTTTCATCTAAAAATGCAAAAGCATTTCCTTGTCTTTCAGATCGAAGAGTTCTCTCATCATCGCGACCTTGTTGCTCAAATTGTTGCTGGGCGCGTTTTAGTGTTATATCTGCTATTTTTTGCTCTATTTGTGCAAGTCTTTGTTTTTCTGCAAATTGTGCTTGAAGATTGATTAAGACTCTTTCTTCCTTGCTTTTTTTGCTGTTCGTAAGTGCCTCTATGTCTGCAGTAATTTGGGCTTGGCGCTCTATTTCTGCATTGCCCTGCAATAAAAGGTCTACCATAGTTCGTTCGGCTTTTAATGCGTTAATTTTGGCATCTATTACATTATCTTCTTGCTCTAATCTTAATCTTGTAAAACCTGCAGCAATTTTTTCATTTCTAGCAAATTCTTTAAGAAGAGCTTCTTCTTTCCTAAGTACGCCTTGTTTTTTTAATACTATAGAATTAGCTTCTTCTAGTTTATTATTATAGGCCTCCATCGCGACTTCAAAATGTAAAATATTACTAATGACATGATCTGTCTCTTCCTCTAGCATCTTTGCAAATTCTATGGCTTGAGGAAATTCGTCTTTTAACAACTCAATTGAATCACCTTGGCTAGCATCTGGATTTACCGAAAAAAATGTATCAAGAGCTGACTGTGCAGATTTTTGAAACTCTTTGCTCTGTTCAATAGCGGCAGAAAAAGGTGTTACTTGACGAGATTCTAATTTAGTTACTTCAGCTCTAAAGTCTGCGAACTGTTGAGTCGCAGCTTTAAGATTTCCTATAAAAGCGGCCTGCGCAGAACTTAGCTCATTAATTGTGGTGAGTATTTTTTCAAGAGAAATTTTTCCATCGATTCCTAAAAGTTCAAGCTCGTCTTTTAACTTGCCAATGCCCTGTTCTACAGAGGGCATAACCTTCCCCATACTTCCTAAAGCTGCTTCTGCTGATGCTATAAGTGCCAACGCCTCTGCTGATCCTATCTCTCCAAAGCGGGCACCTCCAGCGGGATCGATATTGTCTGCTGCTTCTTGATAGAATCGTTTTGCTTGTGGATTTTTAGCCCTGTCTGCAGCTGCTTGTAGTTCTTGTTGCCTGATTATAGCTTCTTTGTATTTTTCTATAAGCTCATTATCAATAGTAGTGCCTAGACGAATAAAAGCTTGTTTTATTTCGTCAAAAACACCTATGCTTGCTCTTGATACTATTGCAAATTGACTAAAATCTGACGTAGTTTCTTTTAGCTCCTCTTTTACTAAAGCGACTGTTTTTGTAAAAATTGAAAATCTCTCAGTTGTTTCTTCTAGAGACTTTTGAATCGCAGATTTTGAAAATAAATCTCCGAGAACTGGCTGCAGAATACTAAATATGAATAAAGCTTGCCCTATAATAGGTATTAAGTTAAGAAAAGCTCTACCAAATAAAGTAACAGCAGACCCAGCTACTTTTGCTGCAGCACCGAACTTTCCATAAGCATCTCCTGCTTTTGCTACTTCTGCTGCATTTCGTTTAACACCCTCTGTAGCAATTCCTAAACTTTTTACAAAACCAGCATTATCTATAGCTTCTCCATATGCTGCAGTTCTTCTGCCAATACGAGAAGTTGTTCTCTCATTTAAACCTTTACTTGTGTACTGCAGTCTACCTTTTTCTTGTGCAATTAATTTTTCGAGCTCTAGTCTTTGTGCACGAAGAGCTGCTGTCTCTTGTTTATATTTATCTGTACGAATATTTGCAGGTTGAGAGTCTCTGGCTTTTTCGGATCGTTGAAGACTTAATATTGCCTTCTTTAGATCTTTAATACTTGCTTCGCCTGCTTTAACTTTTGGAATTATTTGTTTAGCAATTGGAGGGGTTACATCTAAAACTTTTAATCTTTTTGCAGTTTTTTCATACTCTCCTTCAATAACTTGACGAGATTTTTTTGCAGCTCTTTGAGCAGTTGCAGCAATAGCTCTATTTTTTGCTACAACTTCATCAATTGCTGGTACTACCTGCTTTACTAAAGTTCCAGCAAATGCTGTCAAGGCCCCCGCTAAAGCAAACTTATTTGTTGCAAAAAAGTCTACAATTGGGCCTAAGAAAGCGTTTGCAAAGTTTACAACTTCCTTTGTTAAGTCAGCGAAAGAAGCAGCAAGCTTATCATAAGGACTTGGATCGACTGCAGCTGCAATTTTTTGATACTTATTTAATCCTTGCGTAATTGTAGCATTTACAAACGCTTGTATCTTTTCGAATTGAGATAACTCATTTGCAGTCTTATTTATAGTTGTTGCATAATCTGAAGCAGCTTGATCAAGTCTTACAATAATTCCTAATTCATCCAGAATTTCTGGTTCTAGTTTTGCGGTACCTCGAATAAGACGATCAATAGCATCACCCATATCTCTACCGAGAGCGAGGGATGCACCTTTTGCAACTTCTGTTAATTGAAGAATTTGAGAACTAGAAAAACCTGCCGAAGTACCTACAGAAACCGCACGTAAAGCTTGCTCTGCAGAAATAGCTTCATCGGCTACAGAACGCAGATCTCTTGCAAGGGCTCCTAAATTTCTACCTGAGAGAGCTCCAAGCCTTTCCAAACTTGTTTCAAGACGTTCAAGTGCTGCAGCTCTCTTTAATACTCCAAAAGCTGCGGTAACTGCAAATACGTTTGCAGCAAAAGTTGCATAGACGGGTACAAGACCTCCTACAACTCCTGCTTGTTTTGAGAATGCTTTGGTAGAATTAGAAGTGGCTTGAGCAGAGCCTTGCATGGCTCTGTAGCCTTTACGAGTGGAGGCATCTAATTTTTCTTGACTTGCTTTTGTTTCGTCTAAGGCTTGTTTTAGCTTTTTTGCAGAAAGCGTAGCTTTTTGCATTTTGCCATTGACTTCAATATCAATTGTAACTTTTTTTGCCATTAGCCCTGCACATTATGGGTGTACTGTTTTCCACCTCCCGCAGACATTTTTGCCTTTCGTTCGTCTGCTTTTCGCTTTCTATCTGCTTCTTCCGCTCTTTGTGTAACTAAGATTCTTTCCCACATTTTCATAAATCCAAATACTGCTCTGGTATTTTGAATCTCATACAACGAAAACATATAATCTATGCCATCCCAGTTTTTGCCCATGTAAGTCCCGGACATTCCTTCCCAATGATCGGGCAGCATAGAAAACACAAAAAATGCCACCTGAACTTCTTCGGGAAATACCGAAAGTTCCAGTGGCATTTTGGCAGGGTCGGGCTCTTGCCCTAATTGCTCACAAATTTTTAGATATTTTTCAACATCAATTTGTGAGCCTGATTCTTTTGCAAACTTTTCAAGTAGCGTCTCTATTTCCGCTACTTGTTGCTCGTAAAATTTTCAAGATCACCCACTACTTCTGTAACCCAGGTATCAAAACTAGACGAGTTCTTCATGAGAAGCTCTGCATTTTCTTCCGTGTATGGAAGCTCGTCTTCTGGACTGAGTTCAGAAATATCTACCAAAAGAAACTCTTCTAGGTATTTATATTTAAGACCCTTCCAGCCTTTGATAACTTCTTTACAATACTCCTCTAGGAATTTATCTTCATCAAGAACTTCTTCGGGCTGTCTTGTTTTTCTATCAAATTTTGTCGATACGCATTTTTTGCGTAACTTTAATAAAGATTCTCTAGCTAAGTAACAAAGATCTATTTTTAATCCTTTGTAACCCGGAAAATCAAGAGTTACTGTTTTACTAGGAGTCATAAGACTCGCGAGAGAAACTGTTTCTTTTTTATCTACCATAAATACGTCCTTACAAGTAAAGTTATTATTAATTTATACCACATATTATAGCGAAGGCCAGGAGAAAAGTCAAGAAATATTTTTTATGACCTGGAAATAAAAAACCCGCCGAAGCGGGTTTTAGAAAGTAAATACTGATTAAGTGATAGGTGAAGTTGAGTCTCCGAAATAAGTGAGACGGAATTCATCTGCTTCATCAAAGTCAGTAGTATAAGCACCAAAGTTTGTCTCCACTGAAATAACATCCTCAACAGAGTGCGCAGGTACTTCAATGTGACATTTTGGAATAGTAAGGTTCAATCTTGGGGTATTTGCTACATTACCTCCAATCTGGAACTCAACTCGGAAGTCGTTAACAACTAGATCAAGACCTACGCCGGCCGTAGTTAAGTCATTATAGAAATCAGAAGAAGTTCCTGCATTACTGCTGGTATTAAATGTTAGATAACAAGTGTAGCTCCCTGTTACTGTTCTAGCACCTGTTACGTGCTCAATAGGTACGTTTACTTTACCCAGTTCTTCAGGTACAAGGTATGTAATATTATTTGAGAAAGTAATATTTCCACCTGTTAGAGTCATTGAATAAGTGGAATCAAGACCGTTAGTGGTACTATTATTTTCAACAGTAAGCTGGGTCAAGCGATTTCGAATAAAGGTAGCCGTAGAATCTACTGCAGTTGTTTTTGAAGCTACTACTGTAGTTGCATCGTCTGCACTAGATTCTGCAACACTTGAAGTAACTCGCGTATCGTTAGCTACATCTCCACTAACTAACAAGTATAGACGGCCATCTTCCGTTCTATTATAGACTAGTTCTCCGAACTTCTGAGTTCCTGATACTTGGCCAAATACCTGCGCAAGAGTCGGGGAAGCCTGACTAGTTGCAACAGAATGTACAAAGCCCTTTGACTGCATATCCAAAATATTAGACGCAAAACCACTCCAGTTAATTGTAGCAATACCATCTACATCAAAATCTACAGAAGCTTCATTGATTGCTGCGCCCTCTAGCTTATAAACCATAGGGTTAGTGGTGTTTGTTTCCATTACAAAGTAAAGGTTACAAACGGCTAATACTGAACGATTTGATTGCCCAAAGTTAATAACATTGGAATTTGTATCACCCTGGGACACAACATCACCAAAAGGTGAATTAGTGTCTGCATTTGTGGCTCTTTTAAATCCTGTAGTGCCAGTATCATCAAGAGTTGCTACATCAAAAGTAAAATTAGCACTTCCACTACCTCCAAAAACACTTTCTGCAATTGTGATAGTATCATCTACGTCATAATTATAGCCCCCAGAAAGAACTGTTACACTAGTAATACCTGATGCGGTTGCTACAATAGAAAATGTTGCTCCAGTACCCTGTCCTGCTGCTGAGTAATCAGACTCATTAACTGTATAAGTACCCGCAGTCATACTAGTACCAGTACCTGATATCGTATCCACTGTTAAAATTGAGCCCACATTGGTAGTAGAGGCATATTTATCTGCTCCGGCCATTAGAGCCCAAAGAACCTCCTCTACTGCATGATGCTCATTACTGCTATAATAAGGACGAACATATGTTGAAAAAGACCACTCTGCAGGTGCGAGAGAGTCTGTAAACAGACGTCGACCTCGACGGCTAATACCGTCTGCGTTTTGCATTTCCGCTAGAGTAATATCTGAAGAGTTGGTTGTTTGAGAAAAGCTGAACCCGTCAAGAATTGGCACTTCCCAGAGCTGATTATCCATCTCAACAAAAAGCTTACTGTCGCGAGCGAAATATAATTGAGCTGCCATAGTTATCTCCTATGTCTTGAAAAGGCATGGACGTGAACTTTTGTTCGTGCCAGCATTTTCTAGTATCGAACCTCTACAAGAATCTCACCAACTCCTAAAGGTTCTAGTACACCTTCATCAGTATCTATGCTGATGACTGTGATTTGTTGAGTATACTGTTCAAGACCCATTCGATCATAGTATACAAATCTACTGTTTTCTTCTAAAACTGTTTCTACATCTTCGAGTAATTCATCAAGAGCCTCTACTGCATCTTCTTGATTTACATAACATCGAATTGTAACATTTAAGAAACGATCTTTATAACCGCCTCCTTGATATTGGCGAGTTTCAGATCCTGCATTTAAGTGCACTGCAGGAAATTCTTCAACTTCATCCCAAAATTTAAGACGAGGACTTACCTCTGCTACTGCAGTATGGTATACTCCTCTACCATCTATTAGTGCTATTTTATCAGCTAATGCTTTTGTTATCGCGGCTCGTCGGCTAGTATATTGTCTTTCAACTCCCATTATACTCTCCTAGTATAAAATCTTCCTAAAGCCATTTGTGCTGCTACTTCACGTATAGAAGCATCAATCAAACGTCTTGGGTCTCTCTCTGGAGTTGCCCAAGGGGCTCTACCTCTTCCCACTTCAAAAACTTCGTAAGGATTTCTCTGATATGTATATCCTAAACTAGGAAATCCTTGTGTTGTAGTAGATGCCTCTACAATTTTAACACTATTTGCAAATGTTCCTGTTCTATTTTGCAATGCGGGCTCTCGCATATTTCTTTCTATGACTCGAGGCAACTGTTGATTTATCATTGCAATTATAGAAAACATTGAACGTTTTGCTTCTGAAACTTTTTTATTTTTTATCGTCCTTTTGGGACGAACTTGTTTAGCTTTCACTCGACTAGTATCTTGCTTACTTACCGAAGATTTTCTTTGCCTTCTTTTAGTTCGTAAAGCTTTTT